AACAGCGTAGTAATTATCATCACCACGCTCATCAGTCAGTCGAATGGCGTCACTCTCATCAGCACTATCGAGAACAACACCAAGGATAGTATCACCGGCAGAATAATCTGCACCTTCCATTGGTTCAATATACCCGTTAGCATCGAAGTCTACCGGAGTACCACCATCAATAAAGGAAGCCGAAGGATCAGCGGGGAGAGGAATGGTCTGTCCATCCTCAAATGCAAGATCGCCGGGATCTAAATTCTGTTCAGCCAGCTCGTCGGGGTCAGCAGCAGCTACCATATTTAATCACCTAAAATTTACGCGAATACTTCTTCGTCGCTACCGTTGCCACGCTTCCGGACCTCGCCAAGTCCGTTCTCTTCGATATCCTCCGAAAGCTCTTCCCACACACCACCACGGCGCTTGAACTGGTCAGAGGCAACCTTAGCCTTCTTCGAAAGTTCTTCAGACTCTCCCTCGGGATTCTCAGGTTCATTAGGACTCTGGAAGCCAGCGCCCGGATCTCCCGAATTAGGAGCAGGACCAGAAGTATCAAGATCCTCGTACTTCTCTTGAAGCTCTTCAAACTCAAACTTTCCAAGGAAGTCTTCCTTATCAAGCACATCATTGTGCTTGGAAAGCTCTTCAGCATACGTCTCGGCTACAGAATCAATCTGTTCACTCATTTCATCTACCTTCTCTTCCTTCTCTTCAATCTCAGACTGAAGCTCTTCAACTTCAGACTCTTTTTCCTCTACCTCAGACTGAAGCTCTTCAACTTCAGAATTCTTCTGTTCAATATCCGATTCTACTGCAATTGTAAGCTCTTCAACATCAGCGTCAGCAACCTGTGCCTCTGCTTCAAGACGCTCAAGAACATCATCATCAATCTTAGTCATAATTTATCACTTATGTTTATTTACTGCAAGAAAGAAACTGTCACCCTCGCTAAACACTAGAAGGGATCACTCAGTTCCTTCAATTAAATATTTTATTTAGCGGACTTTCTCCGCTGTCTTCGTCTTCTTCCATTCCGTCTCCATTGACTTTCTTCATCTCTTCATACATCTTCTCCATTTCTTGCTCTCGCATTACTTTAGAAAGAACATCCATGAAAGAATATACATCTGTTTTTCTTTCAGGATTCATCAAGTCAATAACACGGAGACATTGAGTTTTTGTAGCTTCCGAATACGAAGACATTTGAGAAGCAATTCTCATTTCTTCGCTGCTATATTCACTCATTTCACTATGCTCAGACATTTCTTCTTCTACATCGGTATCCCAATTTTCATTAAGCAAACTACCAGCTACTTCATACGCACTTTCATAAGTAGACTGTGGGATATCAGCGGCTTGTCCACGACCGCTTCGTACAGCTTCTAAAGCCCCCCGGTTCAGACTTCCGGTGTTCGGATTTACAACAGGGAAATAACTTAAACTCTGCCAAGTATCCGATTCCGGATCTCCAAGGAGAGTATGATTAGCTACTTCCTGCTTTTGACTTTCCGTTAAGTCAGAAACAGTTTCAACATCATCATACCCAAGAGCATCAGCCCAAGCAGTTAAGTCCTTACTAACATCACCCCAAGAAGACTCTTCAGTACCATCATACTCGGGATTCCGTGCCTCAGATAACTGAAGCTCTTCAGACTTAGCTTTTACATTAGCTAAGAATTCATCATGGTTTTCACACGGCATATACCATGTCCCACCGTCAATATCATGTTTATGATATCCTTCACAATCAAGTCCTTGAGCAGCGCCTTCAGCCGCTTCGGGACTGTCGTAAAGGTACTGTTTGTAATTAATATTATCTTGAATTTCTTCGGTGAATGTTTCTAACTCTCCCGCTTCGAATTCAGGTCCATCATCGAAACAAGCCTGAAGCTCTTCTACATCCAACTCTTCAGATTCACCAGAATCTACTTCATTACTTGGAGCAGCACCACGAGAAACAATAGCGAGATTATCAAAGCGTCGGATTTTATCAGGTTTCTTCAACTTCAGTATGAATAATACGTGGGCTAACATCAAGCCAACCACGACTAATTCTTTTTGCAATTAGCTCTTCATCAACAACACCTTGATACACTACACCTTGTTTCTCTTCCGAATAAGAAGCATCAGTAACTTTACCTACAACCGAGTAAATATCTCGATTTTCGTGATTAGCTACAATCTGCTTCCCTTCAAGAGTAGAAGCACCATCTGCAAGAACATCTTCAGTCCAATACTTTCTTTCACCGGACTTACTACCTAATGTAATATCACCGGCTCCAATTGCTATACCATGAATAGTATAGAGATCGTCGTCTTCTTCAGAATCATCGAGAAAACCACGACCCCCTACACGTTGTAATCCTTTATCTACCATTAATTATCACCATTAACTGTATCGCCCCCACCATTTCTATCTTCAGTAGAGGCCGGGGGTCTTTTGGTATTCTCACCTGAAGGACCGCCTTCAGAATTAGCTATTTCTTTTACACGGTCTTCATCTACTCCCTCTTGCCGAAGAACATCTTCAAGTCCCATATCACTCGGATCTTCTCCAATCACGAGAGCGTTTACTTCATCAGGGTCATAATCAAGCTCTTCAGCTTTATCCTTCAGAACGGGAGTCCATTCATTCGAAATCTCTTTTCTAGCCTCTTTCTTTTGATTTTCAAGTCGAGCAGATTGAGAGCGGGATACGAATTGATTCACGTCCGAAGTAAACCCACCAAGAGCGTACTTGGGCATAGGCATTTCAGACATAATATAATTAAGATCCCACTCTAAAAATTCTCCAACGGGAGGAACTTCACCGCCATACTCTTCAACTGTAACATCACCTTGGACACCCTGCTTCATGCCAGCTTCAAATTCACTCTGCTTGTGTTCGTTCATGAAACCAGCAATCTCTTCAGGCGACCAAGGACCATCATCTCCTACACCGAACTTAAACAGTTGGAGTGGGGAAGCAGTAGACTCGATGGCCTTATCAGCATCATCAAGCTTCTTCAGGAGACTATTAATTCTGTCTTCAACAGCAGAAATACGACTCTCACCGAAAATCTCTCCTGTATCTGTATCCCGAGTGAGTTTTATCACTTCATCGCGTGTGAAGGGAATATAATATCCATCGTCCGACTGGTTGGTTACAACATCATCAAGCTGGACATAAGCCGCAATCTCTTCTTCATCATTGCGATAGAAGTCTTGGTTGTTAATAAGATTACGCATTATCCCATCGTTATTATCAACCATTTCCTCGGGATCATAATCAGGAGGTAGAAGAACAGCCTGTCCCGGCTTAGTGAAAGCTCTTACAGTTTCAGGACGCATGAGCTTGAAACCATATAATTCACCATCCTGCGTACTTACTTTCTCACAAAGCGAAGTTCCTTTAACTTCACGTTGAATTTGAGCTTTCTTCAGAAGCATAGAGAAGTCTTTACCAACCTCTCCATCAACAATTGAACAATGTTGAAGCCACTCTTCTAACTCTTCCTTCAAATCCTCGTTATCAGTATCAACGTAATATCCCGGACTCACTACTTCCGAAGCAAATGAACGAATGGGATGTCGAACAATCGGGACTTCCTTATATATCTGCCAATATCGATCTAACTTCTGCTCGTTGGGGAAGTGTTTATCAGCCTTCCCACTTCGGGCTGTCCGGGTAAAGTTGTCCGTCGATAATTCTGAAGGATGGTTGTCTACTGAACGGGCATCAGGCTCCGCTGCTCGTTGTAACTCTTCTGCTACCAAATTGCCCGTGTTAGTAATCGTATCCTTCAGTCCCATAGTTTAAAATGTAAAAGCTCTTTTACTAGACCCTTCAGCAGATTCATTACCCGAACTACTGAAAGAGTAAAACTTCTTTTGCCGCTCTACGTATCTATTGCCAGATTTAGCTGCAACAGCCAAGGCGAGCGAATCAGCCATATCGTCATGGCTATCTCCCGGAGCGTAGATTTTCATATTACCACGCTCAGTCATTTCGTATTCGATAGTTCGGAGTTGCTTTTTGAAATCTTCTCTATCAGGAATCATAAGCTCGCCTTTCTGCATCTTATTCTTCACTTGATTATAGATAGATTCCTTACTCCGAATCGTTGTACGGAATCCTTCAACTTGCTTAAACTCTCGTTCAAACCTATGAACCGTACCTTCGCCAAGCCCGTTCTCTTCAATGTATACGTTAATATAATTTCTATCAGGAGCATTTATTTTCCCACGAATCTCTTTTTCCAACTCGGGAATTTCACATTGCTCAATGACTTTTATCTCGTATACATTATCTTCAGAATCAACTGAAGTGAGAACAGCCTTATCATCCCCCGTTGTAGCAGGATCGACTCCTAAGTAAGAAGTACGCCCTGCCCTGTCGGGATAAATAACATTTTTCGGAAGGCCATCTTCATTAAGCCATTCTAATGCCGAATTAATATCTCGGTTTTTGAAGAACGCATTCTTCTTATCGGAGAACTGAGCAAGAACCTCTCGCTGAAATTCTATTTCAGTCATGTCCCGACGCCATTCTTCAATTTGACGGGCGGGAATATCGGGATTCTCCATTGAAGTATAACGTTCGCTCAACCAATATTCGTCTTCATCGAACTTGTTATACAGATAACCTTCCTTACCCCATGCCGTAGATCCGATAACAAATTGACCGTCAGTTGTCGCAAGCATGGGACTCACAATTGATGTGAAAATATGACGGTCTATGAATGCCGCTTCATCAATGAACGCTGAATCGATAGTAAGACCACGAATAGTCTCCTCAAGAGCAGGAAGTGCTTCAATACGACTTCCGTTCTCTCCTTCAATCCGAGACTTGGAAACGTATTTTAACCCGTACTCGTCTTCATTTTCAATCCACTCATCAATTTCTTTCTTCAACTTCCGCATGAAATTGAGAGCCTGTCGTTGGGTTGGCGCGATAAGAAGAATATTCCTATCTTTAAACATGGTAAATTCATGTATCGCCATCCAAGCCATCATTGTCG